GAAGTTACCTAAATCATATAAATCATGGATCTGGTCCAATGTAGGTCTGGTAACAGTGTTATCGTATTTACCTCTATTTAAATTATCAATTAATTTAGTAAAGTTGGTTAATTGATTTAAGTATACATTTTTTTCGTTTCTAATTTCGTTTTGTTCTTCATCAAGAATATCAGATATTTTTTTGGCTCTGGCTTTTTCTAATAAACTTTTTGATCCAAGATCACCAAAATTTTCTTTGATTTCTTTAATTACTTTTGGATCTAATAAATCTATTTCTCTATTATCTATTTTTTTTATAAAAGTATTTTTTAAAAGTAGTTGATCGTATTCTTTCTTTTTTTTCTTAATCTCTTCTTCACCATAAAAAGTTATATTTTCAGCACTTGTAAAAAAAGCATTATAATTTTTTCCACCAGTAAATCTTTTAACTGGATCTGAGCTGGTCATATCTTGTATGTGCCTTAATATTTCATCATCTTTTCTGGATCTAGATTTTGAAACTGAATTACCAAGAATTTTTTTTGTAAGATCTAAACTTAAAGAGTTAGCTTGTTTTCTAATATGTTTATTAACTAGCTCGTTTACTTGTTTATTAGATCCTTCAAATTCAATGTCATTTAAATCGTTTGTAAAATTTAAGACATCTTCTGTTTTTAAACTCTTAGAATACTTATTATAGTTTTCAGCAATCTTTTGATTAACACCAGTAATAATGTCTGATGCTTCGTTTGCATCTTCTTCAGCTTTATTTTCTAAAGCAATCTTTTCTACTACAGCTCCAACACTACTTATAGCTTTGCCGTAATTAGTTGCTAGACCAACTGGTAAAGTTAAAGCTCCAGTTTGTGCAACTTGAGGATCTTTTACTCTTGTTTGACTTTCATAAATTTTTAAGACTGCCATTATCCAATTGCTCCAAAACTGTTTGCTGTTGATAATAAAGATGCGAAACCTTTTATAGTTTCTGTTCTAGCTGTTAGATCTCCTTTGAAAGCTTCGCCAGTTCCTTTAGCTGCAAGTAATATGGATTGATTTAATTGTTCCATATTATCCATCTCTGCATTGTAATCGTTGATTACTAAATCTGTTGCTTGATTAATTCTAAATTCTAAAGCTGCAAGATATGTACTTTCACCTTCTCTTAACTCAGCTCCAGTATTAAGAGCATTAACTTTAAAAGCTGAATATTGTTTTTTAAAGTTTTTTACTAATAAAGGTCTTGTAACTTGATCGTAAGTTTTTTTTCTTATTCTTGCTTTTGCGGCCTGATAGTCAGCTTGAGTTTGATATAATTCATTGTTGTATCTTCCTATCTTTTTGGCTGCATCTGCTGCAGCGAAATTACCAATAAAACTCATAAATAAATCTTTGCCATCCTTAAATAATCTGATTTGTCAGGACCATAGGCGATCATAAGTCCTTCGTTTTTTAATCCAAGAAACTCAGCAAATCTTAAGCCCATATTAAAATTAGCTTTTACTGATGTTTGTAACCGCCAAATTTTATTAGCTGAGCAGAGAATATCCATTCTCTTTTTAATTAATCTCGCTGATCTAATTCTGTTTTTATATATTCTTTTGCTTGAGATAACCCATCCTTCAGCCACTCCATGCCATAAAGGAACAATGCCACCACTGCAGACAGGCTCACTATTACATAGTAAAGTAAATGATAAGCCAGCCAAAGCAAAGTCGATCCTATTTTCTTCAAATGTTGCATCATAATCCATCAATTTATCGTTCAGTCCAAAAGCAATCATGTCTTTACCATGACCAGTTTTGTAAGGAACTATTTCAAATCTATCCATCGCTGGTTACAACAGTTGGATAAATAGCCAATAGCGATAGAGGTAAAGGCTGATCTTGTTTTACAAAAATAAATCCATCCGTGTTGTAATCATCTCTAAACTCAATCTCTTTATCACCAGCAACTAAAGTTGATACTGGAGAACCTAAAGGATCAGATGTAGTTCTAAACGGAATAGTTTCTAAGCTTGATAAGCTTGGTCCTACTTTTGCTCCCACTGTTTCAAATAGTCTTAATACTACTTTAGAAATTCTTTTTGTTTTACCTTGAGCTGTTCCTTCTGCAGCTCCTCCTTCAATTCTCATTGTTTGTAAAACACTGTCGTAATTTAATCCGACCACCGCACTCGTTACTGATCGATCAAGTGTTATCGAGCCTGAGCTTACTGTTTTGTCAGCATGTGTTGAACCATCCGCTAGGATAGAAACAACTTGTCCTTCTAAATGAGAAAGACCGCTCAACGTGGTGGTTGAACCGCCACTATAAGTTAAGTGACTGTCCAAAAATCTAAAATCTGTTGATGTAGTTTCGTCAAAATCGAAATCTGCAAAACACTCTACATATCTCTTAGTAGCTCCATTTATTGTTCTTTTTACAATAACCCAAAGCTGATCTTCAGTTAATGTTCCAGAAATACTGGCAACACTCTCAACAACTCCATATCCAGTAGCACTGTCTCCAGTACCAAAATTACCACCTAATTTATGTTGATGCCATGCAACAACATTCTCAGATCTCTGGTAAGTTAATCCTGCAAATACGCCATCATCTCTTACACACCATAAAATACTGTCAGGTTCTTGCTGATAAGCCATTTCGTTGATACCTGACTTAGTAACTATATCATTTAGAATAGTTAAATCAGGAGCAACGTAACCGTCACTGTCAAAGTTATAACTTAATTCTCTAATTTTTCTTTTTGCTTTTTGTAAAAATAACGTGGCGTTACCAGCAGTTACAGCATCTACATCAGCAGTTCCGTATGAACTTTGTTTTTGAATAGTGACATTTGTTGGAGTAACAGCTGCGTTAGTCCCATCAGCCGATACGGTAAACTCCCCCCCAGTCGTACCTACAATTAAAGTTCTTACAGATTTTAAATATCTAATTCTATTTACTTGGTTTGATGCAATCGTATAAACCATGGCATCATCAGCTGCAGTACCAGTGGTCATGTTTTCATAATCACCAGACTTTGAAAAATATAATGTTTGTGGTTCTGATGTAGTTCCAGCAAAAACTAATCTTTGTTCAAAGAAAGAAACTGTTGATGGATGTCCAGTAGTATCTGAGAAAGCTCCAAGCTTCCAATTTGTTACTGCACTCGTATTATCGAAGTCATCTTTTACAGTTGCATTTACAACAGTAGCAGAAGTGAACCCAGTAATTTTAGCATAACCGTTAGAAAAATTTATAAGTCTATCAACATCAGTCGAAGCAAAAGTTGAAGCTGATGCGGTGATAGTTATATTTCCAGTGGTTGCTGACGGTGTCATTGTAGTTGCTGATGAATTGGCAACTAAATAAGGACCATCAGTAAATTCTATTTGGTCTAAGCTCCAAGATGTATGGCCAGTTCTAGAAAGTTTTCTAGCATCATGGTTTGGATGGCAGATGTACATCACGTCAGCAGACTGAGCAAATTTTATTTCAAATAATTCAGCTTCTAAATAAGGAGTAGATATTTCAAATGCAGATCCACCAGATAAGACTTGACCTTTATCTTTGTAAACTCTCATGTACTGATTACCAAATTCAAGTACATAAGTTTGTACTGTCGAAAATTCAAAAGGTATCAGTCTTGTTTTTTTAGAACTATCTTTAACTTCAGAAATAAACTGAGTACCTACTCTTCTTGTAGCAGCTCCTTGAGGATGTACTAAAAAATTTGTAAGTTGTTTTGCTCCAGAAGCATACTTGGCAAAATCTGTTCTACCAGATAATTTGTCTCCAAGTTCTCCAGAAACAAAACTTGTTAAAGCAAGTGTTGTTCTTGGCATTATAATCTCGCGTCAGTAAATTCGTTACTCTCAACAGTTCCTAAACTGTTTTCTGTAGCATCAACAAATCTAGCTTCTCTTAATCTTTCATCAGCTAAAGCTTGATAGTTATTTGCTAATGTTGCGTTATTAGTTATTGCATAAGCTATATCTGCTGCCAAAGCTGCTGATAATGCTTCGTTAAAATAAGTATCGTATTCGTTAGGATCTGTAATTAAGGCAATATATACAAGGAAAACAGTACCTTCATCAGTCTTTATTTTTCTACCTTCTACAACGTAATCTATTGTTGATTTAATACTGTCTGTAGATCCAGTATGAATTTTTAAAACTCTAAGGCAATCAGATGGTAGAGTATATTGATTTGCATACTCTACTACTGGAGCATCACTATCTTTTGCTAATTCAACTCTCTTTGTTGCAAAGTTCCAAGCATGAGATCTAAAAGTTCTATTTCTTATAGGCTCATATCTCTGATTACATAATCTAGCATTTTTACTATCTTCAGTTAATGCTGATATTGTTGAAGCTCCCAAAAAGTTTAAAGCTGAATTACAAATGTCTACTACTGATGCCATTATGTTTTTTCTCCTAATTCTTTACAATCAAATTTGATTACTATTTTATTTTTATTTATGTACTCTAAATCCCACTCTTCGATTTCTTTTAAATTTCTAAATGTACTTTGTGCAAGAGCGTAACCAGCATTTACACAATCATAGTGCGATGAGAATTGATAACCTGAGATAGTGCTGTTAGGACACTGACCAGTATTCATACTACACATATATAAAATTAAAATATATTTCATTATTGATTGACTAGGCAGCTTTACACCGCCTAGTCTAATTGCAGATCACTGCGTATTAATTAACAACGTAACTAATATTCCATGAAAGAGTTCCAGCAGTTCCACCAGCAGCACTCATTGTTACTGCTATGTAGAAATAACCGCCTGGATCTGAACTATCTCCAGCAAGCTCCCACATTTTTTTACCAGCTGTATCGATGTTAGCAGCTTCAAATCTAACGTCTGCCATAGCTGCTGCATCAGCAACATCTGTAGCAAAAACATCTTCATCTTTTACTGTTCCATCTGTAGTGTAAATTCCTACGTTGAATGTGCAAGATCCACCAAAAGTGTCAGAGCCAATAAATAAACTTGGCACTGCTGCGTTTGATGGGATCGGTGCTAACATTACAACATCATCGTTATCACTATCTCCAGCTGCTAGCTCAACAGTTCCGTGTGCAGTTCTAAGTACACCGTGAAGTTCAGCTGCGTTGTTTTTAACTTGAGGAGTTGCCTCAAAGTTTGCGACTAAGTCTGTATTTTTAGTACCCATTTGATTTAACCTCCTCTATTACGCTTCGTGTGCTTGGATAGTAACTACTTTTTCTTCTTCCATTCTAGTAGCTCCCATTGTCATACACACGTAAACTTGAGTTGCATAACCTTTGTCAGATCTCTCATCAATTCTAGTCATGATGTCTTGACCTAACGCTAACTTGATACCGTCACCAGCATAAGCTAAGCAAAGTCTTTTGCTTGATGCTAATGTAAGTCTGTTAGAAGTTATGAAGTTAAAACCAAGAAATGTTGAAATTTCACCATTTGCTAAAGCTTTAACTGTATTGAAATCCGAAGATGTAACTTGAGTAGTTCCTAACAAATCAGAAATTTGTTTTGGTCCGACAACAAGGTATCTCGGAATACTTGGATCAACAGAGGCGCTATCGAATTTCTCTTTAGCTTCTCTTAATTTTGCAATTGTTAATCCGTCTGTACCACTTTCAGTGATTTTTTGCGCTGAAGGTAAAGTAACTGAAGTAGATCCAGTTTCACCTGAGAACGCAGTACCACTAATAGCAGTGATTATTTCATCATCCATCGCACGGCCTAATGCAAAAGCAGCGGCTTGCGCGTAAGAAGATGTTGGATCGATCAGAGTTCTGACCTGATCTTGTTTGTCGATCAAGTCTGCGTACTCATAATCTACCATACTCACTCTACGTCTTGCATGTGGAGTATCAATTTGCGGAGTGTCTCCGTGTCTTGAAACTCTTTTTACTGCTGTCGCTACACCTACTTGTTCAAAAAACGCATTTTTCGCTTGTACAGTTTCGCTATCAACAGTGTTTCGTAGGAGTGAACCTTTTTGTTGTGACAACATTTGTACATTGTTTGAATACTGCTGTACAAAAGCTGTAGTTATTTGGTTAGACATTTTAGATGTCCTCCTATAGTTGATTATTGATTTGATCGATTTGATTTTCCGCTAAGCGGATCTCGTCTTTACATTTATAGTCTGCAATTAGACTTTTTTTCGAGCGGTCTTTCGATTATCGCTAGAAACTTGTTTTACCCAATTGAAATACTTAGTTGCTTTTTCTATTGGCTCTCTTCGTTCGTTCTCTGGACCAAACTCAGTAGCAAGCCTTAAACATTCTAATCTTATTTCAATATCAGTGATGTCTGGTTGAGGTTCAAATTTTTCGTTAGCCATTTAACTGCTCACGTAATCTAAACACTCTATCAACTGTCTTGGCATGATTAGGATGTGTTTTATTCCAATATGGTGATCCATCTTCAGTAAGTTCAGAGATCTCTTTTTCTATTTCACTTGCTGTTTGATAGTCGACACCATCTCCTTTGATTAATTCATCTTCAGAAAGTTTGTCAGCTAACATTGAAAACGCTTTCACTACTTGTACGTTATCACCTAGTCTTGTTCCATCATTAAGCACTGCATTATTTAAAATGTCATTACCTAATGTCTCGACTGCAAGTTTTTTAGCTTGATCTAATCGCTTATTGTATTCAGGACCAAATTCTTTTTTTAATTCAGCCATAGCCTCAGTTTGTCTAACTTCAAAGTTTTTAACTCTATCGGCTTCCTGATTTGTTGCGAACTCATTATAAAATTTAATCATTCGCTCAGCTTGTTTTGGAAGTAATCCAATTCTGTAAGCTTCCTCATTAAATCTTTTTAGTTGTTCTTGGTCGACTTCTTCTTTGAAAGAATATTCGTAACCTTCTGGTTTATCTGGTCTACCTAATTTTTTATAAACCTCTTCCCAGTCCTCATCAGTTGCCATCTTATTTGGAATAGCAACTTTATTAGCTCCAACTAAACTTTGAGCATTAATGTAAGACTTTACAAAATCTTTCATAGTTGAGAAATTTTGTAGAGACTTTTCTTCTTTATATTCCTCAGGAATTAATTCTTGAAAATTAATTACCTTAGGCTCTTCTATTTTAACTTCTTCAGTTTTTACTGGTTCAGCTAAAACACTTTCTTTTACCTCTGGAGTTGCCTCAGGTTGAGCAACTTCCTTTGGTTGCTCAGATTGCTCCACTGGAGCAGTTGTCTGATCTGACATATTTTACCTCGTTATTCTTTATGATTTATTAATGTTTCCATAAAAACAACCAGTGATCTTTGGCCTTCGTTATAAGCGCTCTCATGACTATCGCCTTGGACATGTGTTGTATTATGGAAGTGTGATCTCTTTTTGAGATCTTCTAAAACTCTTTTACCTTCGTCTGTATTAAAAATAATTTTATAATCTTTAATAAGCTCTTGTAATTTTTTATTCAGCTGCATTAAGTTCCTTAACCATAGGAGCAGCATTTTTAGCAATTTGACTTTCTTGCATTTGCTGCATCATCTCTGCTTGTTGAGCTTGAGCTGCAGCTCTTTGCTCTCTTAGCATCATGACTTCTTTATCTGACTTAATCATTTTGGCTGGTAAACCTAATAAAGAAATGATTTGTTTTACTAGACCGTTTTCATCTATGTAATCTTGTACTGGAGCTAAAGGAGATATTTGAGCAAACATCTCTAATCCTCTCATCAAGCTTTGTAATTCTTGAGATCTTTGAGCTAAAGCCATAGGAGATACATATTCAATATCTATCTCTTGTTCTGCAAGAATTTCTGGAGCTTGTAAAAATAATCTGTTTCTAAGCATAATATTAAATACTCTTAATATCATTGGCTGTAATAATTCTGATTGTAATCTACCTAATACTGGACCAAGTATTCTCATCTTCTCTTCGTTTCTTTGTATGACTTCTGTTGCTGTCATAGTTCTATTACTTGAAACTACTAACTGGTCCACATGAAACATTTTTGCAATAGCTTCTCTTCTTTGGTTTTCTTGATTAAGAGTTGCTGATGTTGCTTGTCCTATTTGTAAAGGTTCAATTCGATCTCTTGATCCTGATCGGTAATAATTTAATGAACCAGCTGACATTCTAATTGGTGATAGCATGCTGTCGTCTGGCACTAACAGAGGTGGATCAACTTGTTTAGCTGCAGCTTTCAATGCAGTCTCAACCATTTTGTTTAAAACTTTTACATCAGGTAAAGCATTCATAGCTGGAGATCTTCCGTATATCTCAGTAGATGCTTTTAAATATCTTGGTATGACGTAAGGTAATTCTCTAAAACCACCTACAGAAATAATATGTCCATTGTTGTATTCAAAATAAATACTTTGAAAAGGCATGTTAGCTTTGTCAGCTTTTCTTTCATTGTAAATATTTCGAGGTCTAACAACATGAACAAATTCCAATTCTTTAAATGGATCTTTCTGAAAAGTCGTTTGACTTTCTTTTGATAAATTTTCTATACCAAACTTTTCTACTGCAGCTAATGCTGCCATTTTAAATCTTCTATAAATTGTATCTACAAAACCTTTTTTATTTTCTTGGATGTAGATTTCTTTTATATGTCTAGCAGAGAACCTAAGTATATCTTCTTGGTCCTCTTCAATCATAATAGCTGATGTCCCAAAACAAATTAGGTCATGATAAGCTTCAAAGACTTCTTGTTGAAAGTTAGATCTAGCAAAAGCTAAATACATTTTATCAGTAGCATCTTGAAGCCATTCTTTAGCCTCATCACTATCATTAAGCTGATCTTCTTTATAACGTAAAGAAAACCACCTATTTGCTGAGCTTGTAAGCATTCCATGCAAAGATGCTGCCAATAATTCTAGAGCGTGAATAGCCGTTGCATCAAATATTTGTACGTTTCTCTTGTCGCCTCTTGCTCTCTCTTTTGTGATCTCTGCTTTTCTAGGCTGAATAAAGTCTGCGCATTCTTGCCAGTGGCTCTCCCACGTAGACCTTTTCTCCATTAACCTAGATAGGTTTGATTTTAGCTCACGAGCCAAATCTCTAAATTCTTGTTTTTGCATTATGTGTTATTAAGATAATAAAGCTTTTGTACCTAAAGTAAGCTCATCGTCTTTTTGTGTTAATTTTGTTTTAACTTTGTTAGCTCGCTTAGCTCTGATAAGTCTTTGCTCTTCAGTTAAATTATCTGTTGTATCTGCAGATGCAGTTTCAGTAATTACCTCATCAGATATTGTTTCGGTGTTTGCTGTATCACCAGATAGTAAAGCAGTTTGAGATTGAGTTTGAGTTTGATTTTGACCTCTATCATTATCATCACCTCCGCCAACATTACCGCTCAGCTTACCTTCATTGTAAGCATCATACTTACCACCAGTCTTTCTGTTGATTTCTGCTTTTCCTGCAGGAGATAAAATATACGCATCATCCATACTTGATAATGTTACACCTTCTTTTTTAAGAAAACTTTTTCTTCTACTTAAATTATTTTTATCAGCAATTTTTCCT